GTATTTAGATTATTTATTAAAATTTGGTTTTGCCGAATCATTATTTGAATTATTGGAAGAAGATACACCTATTATTAAATTTATGGACCGAGAAATACCTAGAATCCCAAATGTTTCTAAATTTAAAAATTTGGACCAGATAATTATTACTGGTGCTAAATTACAAGAGTTAGACCCTTCTGTTGGTGAGTTAACTAAATTATCTATGTTAGTGTTAGCAAATAATAAATTAATTTCTTTGCCAAGTGAGATTGGTAGTTTAAAGAATTTAGAGTTTTTAAATTTAAAAGGAAACAATATTAAATCGATACCTAATGAGATTTCTAATTTAGATAAATCAAAAGGTGGTTCGTTATATCGCATAGTTGTTGATAAAAACGATATAGGAGATGAAAATTATAAAAAACTAAAAGAGTTGTTACCAACAACTAATTTTAATTAAAATAATAAGGCTCCATTAATGGGGCCTTATTTATTATAACACATAAAAAATAAATGTTATGGAATGGAAAAGAAATGGCAAGTTAATTGAAGAAAGTTTAGTAGATTACTTGGAAAAATTATTTGACGAACAGTTAGAAAAAAACAAAATGCTTAAAGTTTCAATTGGAACTGATTCACAAAAACTAAGCAAAACACTTTATAAGTTTGCTACCGTTATACTTATTTCAACTAGTGAAGATTTAGGTGGTGGTGTTATCGTTGGTCGTGGTGGTATGATTATAGCTTCAACTTATACACACGATTTCATGAAAAAAGGTGACGATGCTAGATTAAGAGATAAAGAATTAGTAAACGAAAGAATGGTTTTTGAGGTAGGGAAATCAATTGAAGTAGCAACACAAGTTGCTGAGTTATTAGATTTATATGAAATCCCTTTGGAAATTCACGCGGATATTAATCCAAACCCAAAACACGACTCAAATAAAGCTTTGCAGTCAGCAGTTGGTTACATTTTAGGTATGGGTTATGAATTTAAAATAAAACCAGAAGCATGGGCAGCCTCAACAGCGGCTGACAGAAAATGTTAAATTTATATTATTATTTGTTTTTTCACATAAATGTTAGTATATTTACATAAAAAGAAATCTTATGGCTCGTTACGCATTAAAAACTAAAAATGGTGAAGTTATTAACACAATTAACGCTGATAACCAAACAACAGCAGCAGAATTATTTGCTGAAATTAAAAAAATTAACACAGAAGATTTGTTAAATATCTATGATGTTGATATTTTTATTGGGGTAAAATAGTTTTTTTTTATTTTTTGATATATTTATTAGTAAATAAGATTTTATTTTAAACCAAATAGACATGTCAAACACTAAAAAAACTGTTAAAATCAAAGAATCTCACCTTGTTGATTTAATCGACAACATTGTTAATGAAGCTGTTGCTGTAAAAAAACAAGAGTGGATTAATGAACAAGCTAAAAAACAAAGTGAGTCAAGCAAATTAATGGAAGCAAAAATTGCTAAATTAGAAAAAGCTGTTAGAAGACTTACTGAAGGTAGATAATTAAAAACTATCTAAATTAAAAAAAAATAAGACTGGAACATATATGTTCTGGTCTTTTGTTTTTTATACTTATTGATATATTTATCTTAAAAAGGTTTTATGCAAAAAGTTATCGAAAAAATGGTAAAAACTCAAACACCATTAACATCATGTGTAATAAGAGATGAATATATTTCAGCTAGTGAAATTGCTTTTGATTGTATTTTTGATGGTACTTCAAAATTTTATCCATGGGAATTACCTAAAACATTACCAAAAGAATTTAAAATAGGTGTTATCGTTGGGTCTAGTGGTAGTGGTAAATCAACTATGTTAAAACATTTTGGTTTAGAGCAATCACCAGAATGGAATCCAGAAAAATCAATCATATCACATTTTGATTCACCAGAAGACGGTATAAAAAAACTAAGTTCAGTTGGTCTTAATTCTGTACCTTCATGGTATAAACCTTATCATGTTTTATCCAACGGTGAAAAGTTTAGAGCTGATTTAGCTAGAAAAATAAAATCTAATTCTGTAATTGATGAATACACTAGTGTTGTTGACAGAAATGTTGCTAAGGCTGCTAGCGTATCTTTATCTAGATATGTTAAGGATAATGGTATCCAGAATGTTGTATTGTCAACGTGTCATAGGGATATATTAGAATGGCTTGAACCTGATTGGGTAATTGATACAGATAGTGGTGAGCTAATCGACGGTTTTTTTTTGCCCGACCAGAAATCAAACTTAACGTATATCGCACAAACCATGATAGTTGGAGAATGTTTGGCGACCATCACTATTTAGATTCAAAGGTAAATAAAGCGGCAAGATTTTATGTTGGAATCTGGGATGGAAATGTTGTTGCTTTTGGCGCGGCCATAACTATGCCTAGCGGTACAATTAAAAACGCGTGGAGGGGTCATAGGACGGTTGTATTGCCAGATTTTCAAGGGATGGGTATAGGTGTTCGTTTTTCAGATATAATAGCGCAAATCCACTTAAATGAAGGTCATAGATATTTTTCTAGAACTGCGCACCCGCGCATGGGAAAATATAGGGAGAAATCACAGCTATGGAAACCTACCAGCAAGAACAAAAAATTAAGAACCGATGTTAAACATGAGAACGTGTATAACAATCATTTTGCGGATAATAGACGAGTTTGTTATAGTCACGAATATATTGGTTTAAAAACCTAAGTTTTCTCTAATAAGTTTTTTAATTAATTTTTTTTGAGACTCGTTCATTTTTATTTCTTCATAAGGTATTACACTTATAGCCCAATCCAAATTATTTATTTTACCTCTTTTTATTTCTTTAAATGTTGGGTTTTTAGCTTTTATCGTTTTTAACCTATCATCTAAATTACCAGAATCATCAAACAATAAAGAAATTTTATGTATCTCAACGTCACCAGTTTTATATGATACTTTATAATTTTTCATATCTACACTAATAGAATTAATATCGACAGAAATGTTTTTTGTTTCGGTATTTAATTTGTCTCTTAAATTATTAATATCAGTACCAGTAATTTGTTGTAAGTCTTGATTTTTTATTGCATTTTTATCATCAGATGCAACAAAAAAACTTTGTTTATAAGATATGGTACTACCATATAGTTTAAATGAAATTTCAATTGAATTGCCAACTTGTTTAGCTACACCACCATAATGATTTTCTAATTTATTAATCAAACCATTTATTTGTTTATCATGTCTTTGAACATAATTAGAACCAATAGAACCTCTAGTTGTAAAATGTGTATAAGCTATCCCATCTACAGATTGGACAATGTCGCATGACGCTTTTGTTATGATTTTATCACCTTGTATATATGTTCTTACTTGTATGTTAGCGACATCTGGTTTATTACCGTTTTTTACTTGGTTTTTCAATTCGTCTTCAACTCTTTTTTCAAAATCGTCTTGTAATCTATTTGAACCTAAGGCGCCATGAACTAAATCTAAATCTGGGTTATCTATTGGTTGAGAGGATGCAAAATTTACTTGAGCTAAAACTTTTTGTGTTTGTGTTTGACTGATTGGCGTTATGTCTGCGCCTTTGGTTATTTGGGGGTTGCCCATTAAACTTAAACCTAATGAGGCTGCGGCTATAGATTTTTTTATACCTTCATTAGTTTTTTCTTTACCATTTTCCCATTTTTTATTCGCACCTTTTTCCATTTTTTCAAGTCTATCATAATAGTCTGGAAATTCAGATATATGGTCCATAGCAATTTCTTTTGCTTTTTCTTTATTGTCAGTATGCTCCGATTCAATTTTAACCCCTTTTTTTAATTGCGCTTGTATTTTTTCAACAGATACATCAAATTTGTTGGCAATGTCTTGTAGTGACATGTTATCTGATTTACCACCTTTGATTGTATTTTTCATAATTATGTTTTTTGTAAATTAAATCTTGTTGTTATTGTTTGTACTGTTGGCATTAGTATTTCAGATATTATCAATATAATTTCAGATATTGTAAATATAATACCGATACCAGATGTTTCAGTTCCTAAACTAGTGAACCATGCAAATATATTTTCAATACCTAGATTTGATACAGCTGTTTTTATCAAGTCTTTTAGACTATTAAATAAATTAACAACACCATCTATTTTTTTTAATCCTTCAGTTATATTGTTTAAAATGACTTCTAACCATTTTCTGTTGACCCAAGTTAATAATACAGCTAACCCCAACATAGTTAAAAATGGTACCCAACCGTCTTTGTTTAACACATCATTAGAATAAGTTAAAACGTTATTTAAAAACGTTTGTAGTTTATCCGTAAAATTTTGAATAGTAACTTTTGTGTTGGTTAATATTTTATTTATATTATTTTTAAAATTATTTAATTGTTCGGTTAATGATTTTTTAACATTTTTAATTGCTTCATTCATTAATTCAGGGTCCAACAAAATATCTTTAAATAAGATAGCTAATTCTTTTAAATTTTTTACTGATTTTATAAAATTTAAAGATTTTTCTTTACCCTTTTGTACCAAATTACCCAAATAACCGTTTATCGAATCTAAAAGATTTTCAATAATAATTTGTTGTTCAATTATTAATTTTCTAATACCTAGAGGATAATTTTCATTTAACGTTGTGTCAATACCCAACACATTTTTAACATATGATGAATTTTGAATCATCATCAAGGAATGTTCTGACAATAACATTTTTTTATCGTTTAAAGCGATTTCTTCTCTTAATAATATCTTAGTGTTATACATAATCTTCTGGGTGTAATCTACCCCATTTTCTCATTATTATCCCAGCCAACGAATTGGCTTCATTTTCAATTGGACTTCCATCAGCACCATCTTTTTCTGTATCAGTTAAACGGCCATCTAAATTTTGTTTGTGGTGTACAAGCTCGTGAGCGATTGAACGCATAATATCTATCTTAGCTCTGTCTTTAACATAAACTTTAACCCTACGGTCACTATTGTGGTAGTAAGCAGTTGTTTTAAGGTCTGGTGTTTTTTCAAACGCTAACTCAACTTTTACATCATCATCTATACTCAATAACTTCTTAGCAAAGTTAACAAAGTCTGATATGTTTAACACATCATCTTCATCTTTGGTCATTAAACCTTCTCTAAGAAGGCTTTTAATCATTGGTTTAAAATTTTCTTTCATACCTTCTCTTTTTGGTAAACGAATCATTGTATCACGATACTCATAGTTTTTACTATATCCAGTATTCATTTTGAATCTAAATTTTTTATAAAATTGAATGAGTGTGTTCACGTTAACACCATCAATATTATCTGGAGTTAAGGTTACTATTTTATTATTATCATCCGCGTATTTAACTAAATCGGTCATTACTTTTGTACCAATTTTAAGATTGTTACCGTAATTACTTTTTTGATATCTGTATTCTGGTTTAACTTTAATCATAGATAGTTTTAAACTAGTGTTAGTTTCGTATATATCTAATTGGTCTAAGTATTCACCATATTTTTCTAATAATTCTTTTTCTATCATACATATAAATATAAAAAAAACCCACAAAATTTGTGGGTTTAATTAAAATTACGATTTTTTTGTTTTTTTAGGTTTTTCTATTACAAGACTTTCTTGTTCTTTAGAATAAACAATCTTGATTGTATCACCTTCCTCAAACACTTCAGTAAGAATTTCATCGGCTACTAAATCTTCAACATAATGTTGAATCGCTCTGTTTAGTGGTCTAGCCCCATACTCTTCATCATAACCTTCTTTTGCTATAAAATCTAGAGCGCTATCAGAAATATCTAACTTAAATTTCAATTCAGCTAAACGACTTTCTAAGTGTTTAATCTCAACATTGATAATTTCTCTAATATTTTCTTTTGAAAGAGAATTGAAAATGATAGCTTCGTCTATACGGTTAAGAAATTCTGGTTTAAATTTCTTTTTAAGTGCTTTATCAATGATTGCTCTAGATTTAGCTTCTTCATTAAAAGCTGTTGAACCAGTATCAAACCCCATAGTCTTACCAAAAGAGTTTGCCTCTTTAACACCGATGTTAGATGTCATAATGATAAGAGCATTTTTAAAGTTAACCTTACGTCCAAGACCATCAGTTAAATGACCTTCATCAAGTAATTGTAACAATAAGTTAAACACATCATCGTGAGCTTTTTCAATCTCATCAAATAAGATTACACAGTGTGGTTTACGTCTAACTTTTTCAGTTAACTGACCACCTTGGTCATAACCAACGTAACCTGGTGGTGGACCAACCAATCTAGACACAGAGTGTTTCTCCATGTATTCTGACATATCAACTCTAACAAGAGCATCAGCATCACCATAAACATGTTCGGCTAGCAATTTAGCAAGAAGTGTTTTACCAACACCTGTAGGGCCTAAGAAAATAAATGAACCAACAGGTTTGTTTTTATCTTTGATACCAATTCTATTACGTTTGATTGCCTTAACAACCTTAACAACAGCATCGTCTTGACCGATTACTTTACCACTCAATTCTTTGTCCATATTCATAAGACGTTTACTTTCTTGAGTTGAAATTTTGTTAAGTGGAATACCAGTCATCATAGAAACAACCTCAGAGATTAAATCAACACCAACTTCAGTTACTTTAACATCTAGACTTGTTTGCCAATCAACCATAGCTTTTTCTAAACTATCGGTAATTTCTTTTTCTTTGTCGCGAAGTTTTGCAGCTTCTTCATATTGTTGTTTTTTTACAACTTCTGCTTTTTTCTCGTTTATAAGTTTTTTCTCTTCCTCAAGTTCTTTAATAGCATCAGGTTTTTCAACTGAAATATTAGTGGTAGCTCCAGCTTCATCCAAAACATCGATAGCTTTGTCTGGCATTGCTCTATCCATAATGTATCTAGCTGATAATTTAACGCATTCTTCTATTGCTTCTTCAGTATATTTAACTTTGTGATGTTTTTCATACTTCTCTTTGATGTTCATCAAAATAGTTTTAGTTTGCTCTAAGGTTGGTTCTTCAACTAGAACTTGTTGAAAACGTCTAGTTAACGCACCGTCTTTTTCAATGTTTTCTCGATATTCATCAAGTGTTGTAGCACCAATGATTTGTATTTCACCTCTAGCCAAAGCTGGTTTGAAAATATTAGATGCGTCTAAAGAACCGCTTGAGTTTCCAGCGCCTACGATTGTATGTAATTCATCAATGAACAATACAATGTCTGGATTGGCTTTACATTCTTCTAATATGGCTTTCATTCTCTCTTCAAATTGTCCACGATATTTTGTACCAGCAACAATTGAAGCTAAATCTAACATGTATATTTTTTTACCTGTTAATGTTCTTGGAGCGTTACCCTCAAAAATAAGTTGGGCAAGTCCCTCTACTATGGCAGTTTTTCCAACACCAGGTTCACCAATAAGGACTGGATTGTTTTTCTTTCTTCTAGATAAAATTTGAGATACACGTTTTATCTCAATTTCTCTACCAACCACTGGGTCCACTTGTTCGTTTTCAACAGCCTTAGAGATATCTCTACAGAAATTATCTAAAACTGGTGTTTTTGTTTTTGAATCTTTGTTTTTAGGTTTTCTAAAAGATTCGTTTTCATCATTTTCATCATTGCTAAAAGCACTGTTTTTGTGTTCGAATTTGTCCATATTTGTAACGGTTTTTAAAAATTTGTTGTATGTTATACCAATTTCAGATAACATTTTAATTAACGGTAATTTAGAGTCTAAAATACTAAGCATTACATGTGTCGTATCTATGTAGGTATCATTTAGTTTATCACAATGTTTGTCTAAGTTTTTGATTATAACTTTCATTTCATCAGAAAATGGTAGACTTTTTCTGTTTGTACCTATTCTAGGGGTCAAGTCATTTTTTCTAACAAAATCAGATACTTTGTCGTATACATCAAAAGTATCCACATTCATAATATTTAACGCTCTAACACATTCGTTATCGTTGTCTATCATCATAGATAGAATCACATGTTCTGGTTTAATTTTATTATCATCATGGTCTTTAGCTTCTCTAATGGCTTGATTCATGATAATTTTAACTTTTGGGTCTATTCTTCTATCCATCGGTTATTTCTTTTTTTGCAAATATACGAAATTATTTTTAAATAGCAATATTGATTGTTTAGAAAATTATTAGTATATTTGTACAAAACAAAAAATTATGATACCTACAGCACCTAAATTTGGAAAAGTTGAATTACTGGTTAAAACTGGCGGGGATGGTAGAACAAACATTACATTCGATGATTGTGGTCTTATGATTACAGGTGATTATATAATAGTAATCTTAGACGAAAAAGATGAGTTAAACCACACCCTTACTAGTACTGGCAAAATTTTCCAACTAAAAGATATTGATTCTTATAAAACACATGCAAAATAACAATTATTAAATAAAACAAATTATGCTTTTAAAAAAACAAGAAAACAACAATGTAACTAAGGCTATTTATAGTTCTTCTAATATCTGCGCATCGACGTATGATAAAACTTCAAAAGACCTAACAATTATTTTTAACAACGGTGGTCAATACAGATACTCAAACGTTTCTGAAACCGACTACACTCGTTTTGAATTAGCAGATAGTCAAGGGGTTATTTTTAATTCTCATATTAAAAAACATGACTTTGAAAAAATGGATAAAGTTGACCCTAGTGCAATCTTATTGGAAGTAACCGAATTAAAAGACGCTGAGAAAAAAATAAAAGTGCAACTTGTTACAAATTCAATGATAACAGCTATCAATGCAGTTTCTGTTTATTACGAAAAAACTGAAAGTATCGACCCAGCGTTGTATGCTAAAATGAAGTCAGCTATGGATGACTATGAAAAAATAACAGCATCAGCTGCTGCTTCTATAGTTAACGACTAACTATGGAAATTACAAACCAAACAACAATAAAGGATGTCGAAAGATGTCCTTTTATTGGTATTGTAGATTCGCCAATGTTTATGCATTTTGAACTTGATGAAGTTAGTAATTACGACCCATTTTCATTACATAAAGTTAGTAGAGTTGTGATGAACTCTAAACCCATACAAATATTTACATTTAGAGGTAATTATAGAGATTTAGTTACAAACACTCAAGGTAAGGGCGGTATGGTTTATTTCTACCCAACAGTTGATGGTAAAATAGTTCATAGAGATTGTGATGGTGAGTATGTACGAATGGCTCAAGTTAAACTAACCAATTATGCTTTCAATCGAAAAGTTTATGAAAATGTTAGACAAGTTTTTGAACCAGAAATTGTTGAAAAGTCACAAAAAAATTACAAATACATTTTAATTAGAAGATAATGAAAAACAAAGATTACAAAAGTTTAGGGTTGTTAAATTTTGAGGGTGATGTGCTTAAAGCATATCACATTCCAACAGCTAACATTTTCCTAATAACCGATGACCATGGCTTTATAGTTGAGTCCTGTACTAAACAACAATTGATTAATTTTTTTGAAGGTGAGAAAGAAATTACAACTAGCTATGGGAAAACCTATAATTTCGAAAAAGAACATGAAAACGCTAAACCAAGGCAAGAAGATATTGACGCGTTTTTAAGTTTAGAAACCGATGAATACTATAAAGAATGTGAATATATGGATGAGGCTATGAATTTTGTATATAAATTTTATGAAGCTGAACATTCTATGGAGACCGCAAGATATATCCACCCAATGTTTTATAATGGTACGTTTAGTAAGAATAACGAATGTCAACCACCAAAACCTAAAGAATTATTAACCAAAGAGGAATTTGATAAAAAAATGGTTGAAGACGATGATTTCTCGTCTAAGTGGGATATAGCACTAATGATATTATTTCAATATATAAGTAAAAAAAATGAGTAAAACAGTAACTATTAGCAAGAAAAAATTACAAAAGTTGTTAGACAATTTTTATGAGGTTTGTTCGTTATGTGATGAAATGGACATATACGAATTTGAGGAAGGTGATGAATCCATGCAAAAAATGAAAAGCTGGGCTAAAGAAAATTTTGGAAGAAAAATAGAAAAAGATAACTATGAATAAATTAGATAATGGAGTTTTTTGATATATTTATCAATAAAAATAAAAATGATAATATTATATTTAAAAGAATCACCATTAGGATTAAAATATTTAGGTAAATGTGTTAATACAGACCCATACAAATATAAAGGTAGTGGTACAGTATGGAAACGACATTTAAACGCCCATAACATTTCAACATCAGAAATAAAAACAACTATATTATTTGAAACCGATGATAAAGATGAATTAAAAAAAATGGGGCTATATTATTCTGAATTATGGGACGTTGTTAAAAATAAAGAATTTGCTAATTTAATACCAGAACAAGGTGATGGTGGTAATACTGGTGGTTTTAAGAAAGGTGTTATTTTTAGTGAAGAACACAAGAAAAAACTAAGTGTTGCAAGAAGTAATCAAAAAGATTCACCAGCAAGAATACAAAAAAGGGCTAATTCTATTTCAAAAACAAAAAAAGGTGTTCCATTAAGTGAAGAACATAAAAAAGCTTTAAAAAAACCAAAAAATAAAGAAACAAATTATTCTACATGTGAAATATGTGGGGTTTATACAACAAAAACAGTTATAACCAGAAACCATGGAAAAAATAAATGCGATAAAGGGTAACACCTTAGATAAACAATACACAGACCTTCTACAAGATATCTTGGATAACGGAGTAGAAAAAAAAGACCGTACTGGAACGACTTGTAAGATAAAGTTTGTTGATGAAGTTATAGAACGGGAAGTTGTTTTATTAGGTAAAGTTTTATGTACGAAATCTAGAGCAGATATGTCTTGGGAATTTCAACCAAATACTGAATATAGTTTATATTATCAAATATTTGACGATAAAAATTACATATACATTGTGTTTAACGATTCTTCTGGATGGTATGCTACTTATGGTAATTTAGAAAACTTAGTTGATAGCGATTTTACTTTCTTTTTAATAACGGAGTAAAAAAATTAGATAATAACTGAGTAGAAAAGTAAAACAGTAGATATTTATAATAAAACAACAATTATGATTATCTACAAAACAACAAATTTACTTAATGGTAAAATCTATATCGGTCAAGATAGAAATAATAACCCAAACTATTACGGTAGTGGTAAACTATTAAAATTAGCAATAAAAAAATATGGTAAAGAAAATTTCACAAAAGAAATACTAGAAGAATGTAAAGATGAGTATCATCTTAATGAACGTGAGGTTTTTTGGATATTACAGTGTAATAGTATTGATAGAACAATAGGGTATAACATAAGTGATGGGAGTAAAGAAGGTGATAGGAAAATAGGTCACGATATAGTCAAAAACGGAATTTATAATTACTGGGTTATTAAGTATGGAAAAGAAGATGCCGATAGACGTAAATCTATTCAAATTGAAAAAATAAGAAGAATAGGTAAGGAAGGTACTAAATTAACAAAAAATGGTCGATATAATATTTGGCTTGAAAAATATGGTAAAGTTGAGGCTGATAAAAGATATGAAGAATGGAGATTAAAAATTTCCCAGTATCAACAATATAAATTAGAAAATGGTTGGAAACACACAGAAGAAACTAAAGAAAGAATATCAAAAGCTAGGATAGGTAAAAAATTATCAGAAGAAACTAAAGACAAAATGAGAAAACCAAAACCAAAAGGGTTTTCAGAAAAACTATCTCAGATAAAAAAGGGTATATCAACAGGACCTTCAAAAAGAAGAAAAGAAGTTAACCAACTTGATTTAGATGGTAATTTTATTAAAACTTGGGAAAGTATTACTAAAGTTGAAAAAGAATTAAAAATATATAACATAAACGCTGTTTGTAAAGGTAAACAAGAAACTGCTGGTGGATACAAATGGAAATATAAAATTAAAGAAAATGAATAAATTAGATTTAGATTATCAAAACCTCTTAAAAGATATTTTAGAGAATGGTGTTAAGAAAGAAACAAGAAATGGTGGAACAATCTCAGTATTCGGAAGACAGATACGTCACAATATGAAAGATGGGTTTCCACTCTTGACTACAAAGAAGATGCCATTCAAAACAATCGTAACAGAACTTCTTTGGTTCCTTCGTGGTGATACAAATATTAAGTATTTGGTTGATAATAATTGTCACATTTGGGATGGGGACTGCTACAAATTTTATTTGAATAATTGTACTGAAAATTACAAAAACCATAATAAAAATGTTGTTGAAACAGACATACCAGACCATTGGAAGGATAGTGTCAAATTAGATTTAAGTGAATTATTAACACAAGAAGAATTCATCAACAAAATCAAAACAGATGATGAGTTTGCTAAGAAGTGGGGTGAATTAGGTCCAATTTACGGTAAACAATGGAGAAGTTGGGAAGGATATAAACACGGAATGGTATTGGGAGCTGGATTGAGTAAAGAACATCCAATAGACCAAATCACAAACCTAATCAACGACCTTAAAGCAAATCCAGACTCAAGACGATTAATGGTAAATGCTTGGAATTGTTCGGAACTGGACCAAATGGTGCTTCCACCTTGTCATTATGGATTTCAAGTTTATACAAGAGAGTTAAGTGAGAAGGAAAGAATGAAATTAGCTGGTTACGAAGATGTTGGTGGTATAGGTCAAAATATAATTAGAGAAACCGTTGATATGGATAATACCATTCCAAGACGAGCAATCTCTTTAATGTGGAATCAACGTTCAGTAGATACATTCTTAGGTTTACCATTCAACATTGCTTCTTATGGATTGTTATTGGAAATAATTGCAAAAGAAGTTAACATGGTTCCTGACCAGTTGATTGGAAATTTAGGTGATGTTCATTTATATTCAAATCATATCGAACAAGCTAAAGAACAGATTGGTAGAGAATTTACTGAAGAGGAAATATTAGAACATTTACAACAATCAGGTATGGATGCTTTAAAGCATGAGCCTAGAATGGAATACATTTCTAAATTACCTAAGCGAACAAGAGAACCCTTTCCGTTGCCAAAATTAGTTATGAACCCAATATTTTTAGCAAACTTAGAACATAAAGGATTTGATGAAGCTATAAATGGAGAGGTTAATTTTCAAGTAGAAAATTATCAATCACATCCAACAATTAAAGCACCTTTGTCCAACTAGCACGATATTTATTTATAAAATAGTACCATGTTTGAAGCAATTAAAAATCTTAAACCAGCACATAGATTTCAAGCCTTTTTGGTTGTTGTAATCTTATCCACATTATCATCAGTTGCAACAGCTTATATGTCAACTGATGATTGTAGTGGATTAGCTAACCAGTATAACGTTTTGATTAAAAACTATACTGAAACGTTGTCATTGAATAATCAATTGGTTTCTGATAATAACCAGAAACAAAAAGATTTTATGGTGATAAAAAAAATGCTTGATAGTCTTGATGGGTTGGAGCCAGAGATAGTAAAAAAAACAACTATGAGTTCTAAAACAGAACCTAAAGTTATTAAACAACACCATTCTATTGTGACTAACGATACTATAGTTGTTGCAGCTTATAGACCAGAAGTTGTTGAAACACATAAAACTAAAACTATAAATACTGAAACAACGATTACAAAAATGAGCGATAAACACAAAAAACTCTTAGGTAGTGTTTATAATGTTATAAATAAACATCAAAAACAATAAAATAAAAGCATCTTCGGATGCTTTTTTGTTTTAAGCAATATTTATAATAAAAAGTATAATGGCAATAAATAACGATATAAGTAATTTTATAATACCAGCACAATACGCTGGTTTATATGATTTAGTCTATACTAGTGTTGATGGAGGGCCAACGGGTTGTAATATAAACATAAACGGCGTTAATGTACAAATGGGTAGTGGTTCTACTATTGAAATTTTAGTTAGAACCGTTAGTGGCGGTGCTGGATGTTATTTATATGGTGATTACCCTGACGTTAGTGGTGGTATTAACACACCTTTTATCTCAAACCCAATTCAAATAATGGTAGACGCGTTTAAAAATAGAGTTTCTTCAGATGAGGGTACTTTTGAATCAGAGACATGTCTTACAACAATTTTAACAGATTTAAATAATATTTAATTATATGAGCATATTAGATAAAGCAACGTTGTTATTAACACCTAACGCTTATAAAACATCAAAAATTTATAGTATCATTCCAGAAAATGGTAGTGGTGATTTTAGTTTTACAAGGGCTAGTGGTGCAACTAGAATAAATTCTACGGGACAATATGAAATTATGGGTACTAACATACCTAGATTAAACTACGATTTTTCTGGTGGATGTCCAACTATTTTATTAGAACCACAAAGAACAAATCTATTTAGAGATTCAGAACCATCTACAACACCAGTAGCAGGTACTATTAGTGGTGTCACTTTTAGTGCAAATGATTGGGGTATTGGTTTAAATGGTAAAGTAACATTTACTGGTAATTCAATACAAGCAACATATTATAATGCAGCTTCGATTGCCGCTGGTAATTCACTAACTATGAGTTTTATAGCTAAAAGAACGGACGGTCAAGAAGTTAGGTTTGGTTCTGGTGGTGGCAGCGATATATATGTTAGTATGCAAAATACAGCTGGTATAGCTAGTATTAGCAAAACATATTTAGGAAACAATTTATGGTATTGTAGTGCTACTAGAACATCTAATGGAGCTAGTACTAGTTATGGTCCTATTAAACAAACAACAAACGAAGATACTGCGGTTGAAGTAAGCGCAATTATGCTGGTAACTAACGGTACTGGTGCCGCTTCTGCAAATACAGTTACATTAAGACCAGAATCTTATATTAAAACTACTGGTTCTACTATAACTAAAGCAACTGAATCAATAGTAGATGTTATTAGTGGTTTTACAGGTGGTGCAGCTGGTGGGTCATGGTATTTAAAAATAAATAATAACATAGCACAACATAGAGTCGCTACTGGTGGTGCTATTTGGGTTGGAACCAATTCTGGGTCGTCAGCTACTGGTGATTCAATACGTTTTGTAAATGATGGTACGAGTGCTAGGTTAAGATTAGTTAAAGTTCTAAATAGTACACCAACAACACTATTAACCACAAGCGCCGACACTTTAAGTGCGGTAATGACTTGGGATGGTACTAATTTAAATGTGTTTACCAATGGGTCTAAAGTAGTAACTAATTCGGCTTTTTCTGGTTCTACATCATTAAATTATTTAGTTGGTAATGGTACGGACATTCCTAAATATATAAAAACAATGGCTATATTTCCAATACCATTAACTGATGAAGAAGCAATATCTTTAACAAATATATAATATGAAAGCATATAAATTAAAATATGAAAATAGTGAATCAGCTATGGCTGATTTTATTAACAAGGGTATTTACATTAACACTAATGACGGTTTAGTTTATGGTGAAGGTGTATGTGCAGTTGTTGCCATTGGTTTAATAACTTTAACTGATGGTGTTTATGATAATGAAGGTAATGAGGTAACACCACCAACATACATTGATGGTTATCATTACGATGTGTTAAGCGAAATTGATTTTAATTTTGGTGACACAGAAATATTCCCTAAAAACCCAGTTCATGGTTTTTACGGATTCTAATATATTTTTAATAATATTAGAATAAATGAAAAAATAATTATATTTATAAGTAAAAGAAAAATTATGCCAAGAAATAACGATGTATATAGTATAATAGTACCCGCATTATCTGCAAATACAACAGCTCACACGTATACTACAATATATGGTGGTTCAGCTGGTTGTACTGCAACAATTAATGGTATTTCTGTTAGTGTTGGGGCGTCATCGTCAATTACTATAACAATAAGAACCATAAGTGGTGGTTCTGGTTGTTTTTTATTAGGCGATAATCAGAACGTATATTTAGGTTCGCCTAATTTACCATAAAAAAAAATAATTTAATAAAACAAAAGAAAAAATAAAACTATGGACAAAAATTTTAAAATTAATCCAATAGGTCTTAAAGGTAACGAAATTAACGAACGTATGAGACAACTTATGGGTGTTACACCTATTAACGAGGGTTTATCTCGCTCAACAGTTGAGTTAACAAAACTTGGACCAGATGGTAAGTCATACGGTATTGTTAGAGAAAATCACGAATATTATATCAAAGTATCTGATAAAACTTCAAATTTAACTGTTGAAGATTTTAAGTATATTGGTGGTTTACAAAATAAAAAACAAGAAGCTTACCCATCATACGCTAAAGCTACTAAACATTTAAACTTAAGATTTAACTCTATTTGTGAGTCTTACGATATTGTTAATACATTTAATGTATTTGTTGATGATAAATTAATATCAGAAGGCGCTGCTAAAGAAGCTACTAAACACATTACCGATACCAAAGGTAAAGATTTAGACTGTAAAGCTAAAGAAGAAGGTGGTGACAATGTTGCTGACAAAAAAGCCATAGATGAAATGGAAGAAGTAACTCTTAATGAGTATGAGTTAGCTATTGACGCTATGTTGAATGAAACTGAAGACTTAGATGAAGAAGAATCTAAAGATAACCCATGGGCTATCTGTACTGCTAGTGTTGGTCGTAAAGACAAAGAAAAATACGAAGCATGTGTTAGAGACGTTAAAAAAGAAAAAGGTATCAAAGAAGAATTAAAAGGTAAACAATCAAAAATCGATGCTAACAAAAATGGTAAGATTGATGGTGAAGACTTTAAAATTCTTAAAAAGAAAAAAACCAACGAAAATTTTGAAGGTGAAGATAATTCAACAGATGAGTTAATGGATAGATTGGATAATATGACAGCAGCTGAATTTATTGAATTATTAGGCGATGCTGGTAAAGACGTTATGCGATTTGCTAAAAGAAAAATTGAAGCTGGGACTAAATTTATGTTAAATAAAATGGGTCATCCAGTTGATGAAGCTGATGATTTTCCAGATTTAACAGGTGATGGTAAAGTAACTAGAGCTGATATCTTAAAAGGTAGAGGTGTTGATTTAGATGAAGAAATGACTATCGAAGAAATTCAAGAAGCTATTGCTGATTTAAAAAAAAAACTTTAACTGAAGGTAAAAAATACAAATTGAAGTTGGACAATCCAGCGCCAGCGGCTCCTGCCGTTCCTGCGCCTGCTCCAGCTGAACCTATGACAGAACCAGCTAATGACGCTGGTTTTGGCGATTTTGGTGGTGAAGAAATGCCAGCAGAAGACCCTATGGGTGGTGCACCAGCAGAAGACCCATCAAGTGATATGTCATTTGAAAAAGAACCTTTTGATGCTGGTGTTGATGCTGATGAAGAAACAGACCCTAAAAAATTTATTGAGCAATTGAGTGGTAAGTTAGGACAATCACTTAGACAATTTGCTAAGGATAATGGTCAACCAGATTTTGAATTAGAAAAATTTGCGATTAATTCAGTTATTTCAGCAACACATACTGCTCAAATGGATGAGGAGGATAAAAACGATATTATTAAAAAAATAAACAAGTCTGGAGAAGATGAAACACAAGATTTTGATAACAACAATCAAGATAATGCCGATGGTGGAGATGATTCTTTCGGTGGAGATGATAACGGGGGTGGTAATGCTGATGAATTTGATTTTTCATCTGATGAAGAACCAGTGCAAGAAGATAGTTTTAAAATATACGAAAGAGAAGATTTATTTTTAGATAACCCAAAAAAGAATAACATGTTTCAACCAGGTTCAAATGATATATTAGATGAAATGAACTCATGTTGGAAAGGATATAAACAAGTTGGTATGAAAGAAAAAAACGGAAAAGAAGTTCCAAATTGCGTGCGTGTTAATGAAAACATAGGTGAATCAAATAATTACATGTTTTGGCAGAACCTTAAAACGCTTGTTCACGCTGCATCTGAATTATTAAATATGGATAAAAATTCATTAGATGCTTTATTATCAGATGGTCATGGATGGGCGTTAGACCATATTGCCACATCGGCTGATGATGTTGAAGAAGTTTATCATTTTGCTGAAGGTGCTTTAAATGACAGACATGAAGATTCTGGTGAAGAAATGGATTATTCAAAATGGACTCAACCTATGAAATTAAATAAACCTATTGAAGTATCAAAAGACTTGGCTTATCATTTAACAAATGAAATAGCATTGGGTGAATCTATTTTTAGATATGGTTCAGAAAAATTCCAATCATTGTTAAAAGAAGTTAAAACTTTAAATGAAAAAGGGTTGATTAGTTTAAACGAAAACGACCAATTTATAGTTGAAGATTATGACAATGGTTTTGTTATGGTTAATGAAGGTAAAGTTAAATTAAACACTATTTTTGAAGACTTTGAAATTGAAACAATTAATGAAGCGGAGTATCAAGGTAAAAAAGTAGAGTTAGGTAAACCTAAAAGAGGTGGTTCTAAAAAATTCTTTGTTTATGTTAGAAACCCTAAGACTGGTAAAGTTAAAAAAGTTTCTTTTGGTGCTAAAGCTGGTGGTGGTAATTTAGCTGTTAAGTTGAAGGACCCTAAAGCAAGAAAAGCGTTTGCTGACAGACACAACTGTAAAGCTAAAAACGATAAAACAAAACCAGGGTATTGGGCATGTAGATTACCAAGATACGCTAAATTATTAGGTTTATCTGGTGGTGGTACTTGGTGGTAAAATATACAAGTCATGGGAAGAATAGAGAAAAACAAAAAACTATTAATTGAAAGAAAAAATAGACAACTTTTGGGTAAACCAGAAATGGACTGTCCAGAAGCTACTCAAAATTTAGAGTTAAACACTAATAACAGAGATTCTGCGATAAAAGAAAAACATATACAATATGGTCCATTAAATGTTGACGAACCAGCTGATTTTTGGGAAAAAATAGCTGACCATTGGGATACCAGTGTTGAAGCAGCTCAAAAATCAAAATGTGGTAATTGCGTTGCTTTTGATATATCACCTAGAATGAATGAATGCATGCCAGGTCCGATATCAGACGATGATGGTAGATTAGGTTATTGTTGGATGCACCACTTCAAATGTCACTCAGCTAGGTCTTGTAGAACATGGGCTAAGGGTGGACCTATAGAAGAAGATTCTGTATCATATAAATGGCAAGAAAAAAATAAAAAGTAATATGAAACCGTATACAGAAACAAATAATGGAAATATTATAAGACGCACATTTTCAGATAATATACCTGAGAGTGAATTGGTGTGGCATAGAGACCATGAAGATAGAGTTGTTTTACCACTAAATGAAAACGATTGGATGGTACAATTTGACAACGAATTACCAACAAAGTTAACCGTTGGTGAAGAATACTTTATACCTAAAGACACTTTTCATAGAGTTATCAAGGGTTCTGGTGAATTACAAGTTGAAATTATAAAAACTGATTTTGATGAAGTAATTGAAGAAGGTGAGAAGAAAGCTAAAAGAGACGCTTGTTATCACAAGGTTAGAGCTAGATATGATGTATGGCCATCGGCTTATGCATCTGGCGCGCTTGTTAAGTGTCGTAAGGCTGGTGCTGCAAATTGGGGTAACAAATCAAACGAATCTGTTAATGAAGTTATTACTTCACAAGAACCAAAAGCAGAGGTAGATACATTTTTAACTAGAAGTTTAAATACTTTAAGTAGATTTATTTATGGTAAAGATGTTATCGATTTTATGAATAAACTAAAAAATATTGCAAGATTTGATAACTTTACTTTAAAACTATCAAAGGGTACTGAAGGTGCTAATCAATTTATTATTGAAATTTTAGATGGTAATAATAATGTTGGTAAATTTGTTGCTTTTATTTATAAAGACAAAGAAACTGGAAATCAAAATTTACAAATACAAAAAGTTGAAATATATCCAGAATATAAGGGTAAGGGTATAATGAGAAAATTTTATCAAAATTTTAATGAATGGTTGAAAAACAATTTAAATAATTTTGATAAATTCACATCTGATTTTATTTTCTTGTATAACAAAGAAACAGGTAAGTATGATGGTTTTAACATGTGGGAAGATTTGGTTAAAAAGGGTTTAGCTCGCAGGTTAGGACCAGATAGTGATTATATTCCACCAACAACACCACCAAAAAATGGTATGTGGTCAATAAACTCTGGATATGCTTTAAATGAAGTTATTGAAGAGAAATGGTCTAATGATTACAAAAAAACTATTGACTGTAATAACCCTAGGGGTTTTAGCCAAAAGGCTCATTGTGATGCTAGAAAGAAAAGACAAAAAGGTGAAGAAACCAAGTCTAAACCAGTAAATGAAAACATATCTAAAATCAGTGGTATTGTAAACCAATATATGAAAAACACAGAATATGATATTCAAAATAGTTTAGGTAATTGTTCATTTTTTACTAGAGATATGTTGAATTGGGCAAAGAAAAATGGTATAAAAGCAGATTATGTTTATATGCCAATGAGTGAACAATATAGAAAAGAAAATAATATTTCTGATAGTGAATGGGAAGACCATATAGTACCAATGATTAATGGTGTTATTATTGATTTTGCTTACACACCACAAGGTGTTTCTAAGAATGTTAGAACTAGTAACACAATACCACCAAAATTGTTTAATTACAATGATAATTTATTTAAACCAAATGGTGTGTATGGTAAATTTGGATATACAAAACCAGAAATAAATACAGAATACGGTAACCCAAAGAATATAAATTCATTTAATGTTGTTGAGCCTAATAATAAAAAAGAAGATTTAAGTGAATTAAAAATTTATGAATCTATAGATAAGATAGCTGGTGTTTGGGACACAAATGAAAAATTTGAAGATGGTAGTGATTTTAAAATAAAATTTAAAGTTAGTGATGTTATTGAATTAGCCAAAAATTTACCAGTAAAAAATATAGACCCTAAAAAAATAAATTATGATTTTAGTGGTAGACAAGAAGACCCTACAAAGACAAAAGATAGGGTAAATAAAGCAGATTTATCATATCCAATTATTGTTGTAAAAAATGAAAATGGAAAAATATTTGCTATGTTGGATGGAACCCATAGATTGGAAAAAGCTTTAAGTTTAGGGTTAGATAGTATAGAAGTTAAAATTTTAAATAAAGAAGATTTGATTCAATTTAAAACAGACTCATTAGATGAAGCTAAAAAAACTGATTTCTCAAAAGAAAAATCACAAGGTCTTCATGGATGGTTTTCTAGAAAAGGTGGTGAAGGTTCTAGTGGTTGGGTTGATTGCAACACATGTAGAAAAAACCCAGATACTGGTAGAAAAAAATGTAAACCATGTGGTAGACAAGATGGTGAGAAAAGAAAATACCCAGCGTGTCGCCCAACACCATCATCTTGTGGTACTAGAGGCAAGGGTGAGAAGTGGGGTAAAAAAAGTACTAGTGAAGGGTTGAATATATCAGAAAATTTTAGTATATTTGATAAAAATGAAATTAAGATGAGATTACACGAAACTTTTAACTATGAAGAACCGTTAGTATTACCAGCGGAACCTAAAACAAAACCCAAAGAATCACCTATGATTCAACCGTCTAGACGTAATAAACCTTTCTTACCAGAAAGAGAATCACAACCAGACCCAAAAGCTGAAGAATAATGGAAGAATTATATTTGATATATGTGAACTATGTGGGTAAAGATTATAAAGGTGATTACCTTTATGAATTTATATTTTCTGACACTACAGAAGATATAGATGGTGATGAGTGGGATACATACCCAGCTTCTGGAAGACCACAACCACCGCATGATTCTTTTATAAAAAAGGTTGGTAGACTTGAATCTGAACTAAAATTAGATGTGATACAAAATAGTGACACATTTGCAGTTTGGGACGCTATTGATGGTGTAGTTGCTTTGGCTTGGGAAAATATTGACGATTATGACACGTATCCAGAAAAAAGAATTTGTTTTAAATTTGGTGAAGATTTATCTGAAGTTGAAGATAAATTATACGAAAAAGACCTAATATTGAATTATAATATAAACAAACATGAACACAAAAAATAAATTAAAAGAAGCCACATATATTGTCGCATCACCTAATGATGCTCAGACAATGGCTGGTACTAATAAATTAAAAAAAGACGACACTGTTATTATTGATAAAGCAGCGTCTGCTAAAAGTGCATCTTCAGCTTTGGTTGGTGAAATTGACAATGTAATTCAACCTCAAGATAGAGCAACGATAAAGTACTTATCAAATGTAAAAGATGCTGAATCTGGACAAATAGCTCAACCGTTTAACCTTGGTGATAAAAAATACCAAATGGTAAGAGGTATAACACCAGATAAAAATGTAGTCATGGGTGTTTATTGTTTTGATGAATTAAATGAAGATGGAAGTAACATGATTTACCATGTTGATGAATTTGAAAGTAAAATAGCTAGACCAATGCTTGAAATGGAAAAATTAACAACTGAAAGTGAAAATAAAAGCACTGAACCTGAAAGTCTTAACTTAGGTGAATTTAAACATTTTATTGTAAACGAAAAAACTGGTAAATTTAAAAAATTTAAAACAATTCCAGAATTGGCCGCTACTACTATGCTTGAAGATGAGAGATATATGGGGTTACATGAATTTAAAAAATTTTTTGAAGGTAGAGTGTTTGGTACACCTAAGAAAAAAGAGTTAAGTGAAGTTGGATTGACTGGCCAAGAAAGTGATGAAGAAATGACTATTAAAGCTAAAAAATTAATGGGTCTTATTCAAAAAAGAATTCCAGCAACTATCATAGAGAGTATTAAAACAAACAAGTTGGCACAAAGAGAAGTTATCGCTGCATTTGCTGAAATGATTGGAGTTCCTAGAAATGGACTTTCTGGGTTAGTCCAAGGTATCAAAGATTTAGCTAAAACTGGTTCACAACCACAACAGCAACCAGTTATGGAAAATAGAGTAATAAAAACTATAAAGAAAAAAGACATAAAGTAATATATGAGCAATTACAGAAAAATAGCTGAACAAGCATTATTAAAATCACTAAACAGAAACAAATCAAAATTAAATGAAGGTGTTGTTTATGGTGATAATATAACAGAAAGAATGCACCCACAGTTAGAACAAGAATTAGCTGAAAGAAAACACTCGTTAGGTAAACACCCAGCTATACCTGAGGGTGATGAAAATAACTTTGAACAAAAGATAATGGGTAAACGTTTCAGTGAAGTTGTTAACCGTTATAAACGCGCATTTGATGTTGATGAAATTGATAACACTAAATTAATGTCACAAATGATGCCAATGGTTCACGAAACAATGGCTTTGGAAACTAAACACAAAAAAAACTTAGAAAAATTGGCTGAGAAAATGATTCGCGATGAGTATGATATGCCAGAAGATATTGTTGAAATAAGAGCTACTTTGTCACCTAAGATTTCGTTAGAGGGTACTAAAAAACACCCAACACCTAAATCTAATGATTTTCAATTTGAAAGCCATGAAGATATGGTAAACGCAAAAGGTGAAATTTATAAAAGAAGATTTTTAAACGCAATGATTCAAGGTGCCGCGAAAAAAACAAATCATATGTTTCATATGGTTGATGATGAATTAACTAACATGGACCCAAGATTATTGAATCGTTATTCAAAGGTTATGTCGGCGGCTGATTATATGTATTATGTTATACCTAAGATGGATAACGGTACCAGTGGTGGTGTTGTTAAGGTAACCTTCCCAACCGCTGATAACCCTAAGGCTGTTATTGAAGCTGAAGCTATGATTTTCCCAGTACTTATTCATGAACTAGTTAAAGGTGTTATGGAATTGTTATCAGCACATGGTTTACCTAAAGATAAAAAGTTAGGTGATTATGTTGTTGATAAGGCAGATTTCTTATCAGCTGAACCATGGGATATGAGAATTGGACCAGCATTGTGGGATAGATTTACAGATTGTATTGATGCTGACGATTTTAATTTAAAACATCAATTGTACATGGAGTTAGCTTCTATGCCAGTAAATGAATTCAATGAAAATATGAGAGAAATTTTAGCTGGTACAAACAAGGGTAAAAAAATGGTAAAAGAAATTATGAGTAGTGTTAAACAAGAACTACAAGAAGAAGAATTTGATAACGCTATGAATGAGTTAAATTCTAAAGAAGATAAAGATTATTACACATTAGATGAAATAATGTTTGGTAACGATATTGAACTAGATGAGGACGATGATGATGTCTTCAATAGTGATGATTTATTCTAAGATAAGGGGCTTTTAGCCCCTTATTTATTTTAAAACCTTTATTTTACTTGATTTCAGCATATTTATAATATAAAAAGAAGAAATATGCTAACAGCACAAGAAATATTTAAAGAGTATTCTAAATGTCTTATGAATCCAGTTTATGCGATTGAGAATTATTTAGAAACTTTTGATAAAACACAAGAAGGGTTTGTTCCTTTTAAATTATTTCCTAGACAAAAGGAAATTATAGGCGCATATGAAAAACATAGATTTAATTTAGTTACTAAACCTCGACAAGCTGGGGTTTCGACTACAACCGCTGCTTATATGGCGATTAAAGTTGGTTGGGCTGATGAAGATAACCCAGAAGCTGTTTTGATTATTGCTAATAAGCAAGAATTAGCTTTTGAGTTTTTAGCTAAAATTAAAGACTTTTTATCTCAATTACCTAGATGGGTTTGGGGTCACGAATACTACGGAAACCCTAAAAATGATGGTAAAACAATTTTCCTTACTGATTCTAAAAAAGAAATTAGATTACCTAATGGTAGTCGTGTTAAAGCAGTTGCAACATCTAAAGATGCCTTGCGTGGTTTTACACCTACGTTTCTTATTATGGATGAGGCTGCCTATATTGACAATGGTGCCGAAGTATTTGGTGCCGCTCTTACGGCATTAGGTACTGGGGGTAGAGCAACACTTATTTCTACACCTAACGGAATGGATTCTTTATATTTCAAAACTTACGACCAAGCTAAAACAAAAAAGAACAACTTTAATATCATTGAAATGAAATGGTATGAGGATTTGCGTTATAATAAAGATTTAAGGTGGGTTAAGGGTGACGATGTAGAAAAAGAATTATATTTTTCATTTGAGTCTTACACAGCTAGGATTGAAGATGGGTGGAAACCTACATCTACATGGTACGAGCAAATGTGTATGGGTATGAACAATGATGCGCGTATGATTGCTCAAGAGCTTGATGTTTCATTTATAGGTTCTGGGGGTAATGTAATTAGTGAAGAATATATAGGTTTTCATGAAAAAAACAATGTGATTGAACCTAAGATTACTATGGGTCTTGAAAATGAAATATGGATTTGGGAAGAACCACAAGCTGGTCATCAATATATAATGGGTGTCGATGTATCTAGAGGTGATGGTGAAGATAGTTCTACGATAGTTATAATTGATTTCACTACTATGGAACAAGTCATGGAATATCAAGGTAAAATACAACCAGATTTATTAGCTCAAATAGCAGAAGAATACGGTGAGTTATATGAAGCATATACTGTTGTCGATGTAACTGGAGGTATGGGTGTTTCAACTGTTCTTAAATTGTTGGAATTTAATTATAAGCGTTTGCATTATGATGATGCTAGTGGTAAAATATTATCAGCTAGACAAAGAGAGTTAACTAGTTATAATCAAAAGGATAAAATACCAGGGTTCCATGCCACAAATGTTCGTTTACCTATGATTTCAAATTTAGAATATAAAATTAGAACCAACGCTGTTAAAATTCGTTCTAGTAGACTTGTTTCTGAAATGAAAACGTTTATTTATAAAAATGGTAGACCAGACCACATGGAAGGTTATCATGATGATTTACTTATGTCGTTAGCGATGTGTTTATGGGTTATGGAACATTCGTTTAAAAAATTAGAAAGACTAGAAAAACAAAATAAAGCAATTTTAAATAGTTGGTTGAATGGAGCTACTTCAAGTAGTTCACCTACCGTAACAGAAAGAGACCAAAATACTGGTGTTGTGACAAAAGTAGTTAACACTAACCACCCAGCTTATAAAAACGTTCAAGACCCTAGAGGTCAATATTCGTGGTTATTTTCTAAACCAGCAAATATGAGGTAATAACTATTTAATTTTACAATAAATTTAATATATTAAAATAAAAAATACTATGGCAAAAGATAATTTAACAATATTTCAAAAATTAAACAGAGTTGTTAACCCTGATTATAATCCACCACAAAAACAAACAACACAAAGATTTAATTTGGGTGGTAATGAATTGCTTAAAACTACTAGCAAACAAGAATATGAAACAGCAAAATTACAAGCTCAACAAAACAAGTATTTACAAAGTACTTGGAAACGTGTTGAAAATGGGTTGTTTCAACAATCTATAAATTACGAAACTACACGTGTTGGTTCTTACGCTGATTTTGAAGCCATGGAATTTTACCCAACAATCGCAGCCGCTTTAGACGTAATGATGGAAGAATCAACTACTGTTAATGACAGAGGTAGAGTTCTTAACATTTATTCTGATAGTAAGCGTGTTAAGGGTATCCTTGAAGATTTATTCTTTAACCGTTTGGATTTACATACTACATTACCTATGTGGACAAGAAATACTTGTAAATACGGTGATAATTTTGTTTATTTGAATATCAACGATAGACAAGGTATTATTTCCGCAAAACAAATGCCTAACTACGAGATAGAACGTAGAGAAGCTGGTTTATATGATTTAGTTAGCGGTAGAGAATATTCTGACGACCAATCTGAAAATAGAGATAGAGTTAAATTTTACTGGAGAGGGCGAGACGTTGAATTTAATTCATGGCAAATTGCACATTTTCGTTTGTTAGGTGATGACAGACGTTTACCATACGGTACCAGTGTTTTAGAGAAAGCTAGACGTATTTGGAAACAACTTATCTTATCTGAAGATTCAATGCTTGTATATCGTGTTACTAGAGCACCAGAAAGACGTGTTTATAAAATATATGTAGGTAACATTGATGACGCTGATGTTGAACAATATGTAAACGCTATTGCTGATAGATTTAAGCGTATGCCAATTGTTGACCCTCAAACTGGTCAAATTGATTTAAGATATAATCAGCTTTCTAATGACCAAGATTTCTTTATCCCAGTTAGGGATGAAAGCGCACCTAACCCAATTGATACGTTGCCTGGAGCTTCAAACTTAGACCAAATTGCAGATATTGAATACTTACAGAGAAATTTATTTACAGCGTTGCGAGTACCGAAACCATTTTTAGGTTTCGAAGAAGCAACTGGAGAGGGTAAAAATCTTGCTTTACAAGATATTCGTTTTTCGAGAACAATTAACCGTATTCAACAATCTATGTTACAAGAACTAAATAAATTAGCAATTATTCATTTATTCTTATTAGGTTTTGAAGATGATTTAGATAACTTTACACTTACGTTAAATAACCCATCCACACAAGCTGAAATGCTTAAGGTTGAACATATGCAGGTAAAAGTTTCACTAGTTAAAGATTCTGTATCTGATATTGGTAACGGATTTGGTGTTATGTCATGGACTAGAGCTCATAGAGATATATTGGGTTGGTCTGACGATGAAATTAAACAAGATTTACTAGAACAACGAATGGAAAAAGCAGCATCCGCTGAATTACAAAATACATCAGCTGTTATTAAACATACTGGTATGTTTGACGCTGTTGATAAAATATATGGTGATTACCAAGCAGCTCTTAAAGGTGCTCAAGGTGGTGATGAAGCTGGCGCTGAAGGCGGCGGTGGAGGTGGTAGCTTTGGAGGCGGCGGTGGAGGCGGCTTCGGAGGTGGTGGTCTAGGTGGTGAAGATTTAGACTTTGGAGCAGAAGCTGGTGGTGAAGACGCAGAAGCTGGTGGTGATTTAGATTTTGGAGCAGAAGCTGGTGCAGAAGAACCTGCGGCTGGAGCTGAGACAACACCTGATGCTGGTACAACACCTGAAACACCAGAAGCTTTATCGGAATCATTAAATAAAACACAAAAACTTTTAAGTGAACAAAAAATAAAATTAGAAAATCAATTAAAAGTAAGGGCTGAAAAATATCAAAAAAGATTTGTTGATGTGTTGGTAGAGTCGGTTAAAAAAAATGACAAAGAACATGATGTTAGAGTTAAAATTTACGATAAAAACGTAAAGATTAACGAAGATGTTAATAATATGATAAATGACATAAATAAAATGTTAGATGAATAAGCTTTTTGCTTAAATCTACCATATTTATTAATAAAAAATTAGTTATGCAAAATTTTGGAAAAATAAAAAACGCTTTTAGTGAAATAATTGCAGAAGGGATAGTTTCAAACGATGAATCTAAAAAGATACTCTTCAAAAAATATATAAAAACACTTAGAGAAAACAAAGCGTTAAAAACACAATTTTTGGTTTACGAAAATATCGAAAATAAAATTGAATCTAATAGAGAAAAAGCTACAGAATTTGTTAAAGAAAATATAGCTTTATTAAACCAATTTTCAAAAAAAGAATTACAAGAAGCTAATTTAAAGTTAGCTAAACCAATTTTATTTGAAGATAATTCTGTGGTTTCTAATGATACTGAAAAGTTACATGAGGATATTTCTAAATTAATTTTTACTGAAAGAAGTCCTAAGAATATTGATACTATAATTGAAGCTATTTCAGATATTGTTGATTACATTCTTGCAAATAAAGAAAAAGTGGTAACAGAATCTTATGGTGTTCCAAATAGTATGTTAAGTTCTATTCTTGTTGAAAAATATAATGAGAAATATAGTGAATCAATAACTGAAACTGAAAAAGAAGTTATTACTGTTTTAATTGAATCTACTGATGA